AATACCACTTGAACCAGACTTAGCAATTGATTTAACTGGGTTGCCCGTAACAACGTCTGTGGTTACTGGTGATCTAAAAGGAGATCCAGCTGTACTAAAATTAAATCCTTTTCCAAAATCTTTACCACCCATCGCATACGTTGTGGCACCTGCAAGTGCTGCATTTCTTAATGCTTCTTCTGTACTTCTACCACCCGCCAATGATCCTATACCCGATCCTATAGATGCACCCATTGGACCACCAAAATACATACCAATACCTGCACCTATAATTGGTGCAGCTTTCTTTAGTGTTTTAGTTATATTTTTAAAAATACCCATGTGTCATATCTTATCAGTTAATATGTTATATTTCAATGCTACAGTATAGCACTCGTACTAATTCTTGTCTTCGCAAGTTCTTGTATACTAGCAACAACATGAAGTCTGTTTGCTGTTGCAGCCGATACCTTTAAAATCTCCGCACTTTGTAATATTAAATCTCTTGTCAATAGTTCTACAGTACCATTTGCACCAACAGCTTTTACTTTAAATAAACTAAAAACATCGCTACCATTAGTTACTGTAACAGTTATTGTATCAGCATTACCAGAATCTTCTGACACTAGTATTGAACTAACAATAGACGCATTAAAATCTGCATCGCTAGGTGCTGTATATAATGTAGTAACATTTGTTGTTGTTAAATCAACTTTAGCATTTGTTAGACCTTGTATATATTGAGGGATACTAGTAACAAACATTATCTTCTCCCGTCTGGTCTAATATCAACACGAGGAGAACCTAGTTTCCATTTAGAACCTAACGCCTCAGATGCAACTCGTAATGCAAACGATCTGCCTCTAACTCTTACATCTAACTTTTCAGTAAATGCTTCTATAGGAGATGTGCTAGTTCTTGTTGTTGTACCAGTGTTTGAGTCATTAAAATTAGCACCAGGAAAATTACGAGCTTTTATTGTAAATGTGGCATTAGGAGAACTTAATGCAGTAGATCCATTAAAAGTTATGTCTGGTATAATACGTCTAATAAAACTAAATTTATCACCGTCACCTATATCCATAGGTGCTGATTCTATAAAAGAAGACATAGGACTTCCATCATCGTCAAACCCAACTTCTTGGTTGTATATAAATCCACCATTTGCAGCTATTGGATTTTTTCTTAATCCTCTATCAAGCCACACATCACGAGCCAGTGTTCCATAGTACCAAGTTTTATCGTTATAATTAAAAATAACATAATTACTATTATTCGATGAACTAGTGCTTGGATAAAACCATATAATTTCACCAAACTCACTGTTAACACCTGCATAAACTTTTTCAGACTGCTCTGCATTAAGATCTAAAAAAACTTTATCTTTTACTGTACAAGGTAATTGTTGTGTTTGACCTGNTCCATAAACATAGAAAGAATCTTGACCCATCCAATATACTGTATCATCAACAGCAACAGCAGATTTAGGACTCATTATAGTTATATTTTTAGATAGTTCTTGTAGACCAAAAGTAAATGGAGGACCAATAAATTTCATGGCATGAAGTGTTTTATCTGTAAAAACAAGAATGGCTTGTTTTGTTTCTACGGCTTGTATAAACTCTGATCCACCACCAAGTCTTAAATCACCTGCTGTGTTTGTAGCTGTTGGTGTCCAATCAACTAAAGACTCTTGACTAGAAAAACGTATTAATAATGGATCTTGTACCGTGGTTCCCAAAGTATTAGTTCCAAAAGCGATAACATGTCTGTCTTGATCAGATACCATAATCTGTTTAGCAATCGTTGGAGTGTTACTGGCACCAGATTCTGTGGATATTTCTACTGCTCTTGTGGATAAGTTGTCTGTTCTATCCCAATAAAAAACAGAACCATCTCTTGGATTAATAAGTAAATCTTCTCCGAAGTTATCTTCTGACCAAATTCTTAGCTCATTCGTTGTTTTTGCTCCAGCAGAAGCTATTCCCCAGCCTGTAAAATCATCATCAGAATTAGCATTACCTAGAGCCAATCTTACGAGTGTGTTATCATCATGAGCCACGGCAGTCGTTCCACTGCTACCTCTTGTAACATTTAATGTATTGTCGTCAGTATCCCCAGCAACCAACATAAGTTCTTCATCAACTAATATTAAATCATTAGCTGTAGTTATTCCTGTTTCATCATCCACATCGACAGCAGTTTCACTATTATCTAGTGCTTCGTTAAGTTGTGTTTGTAATGCAGTTGTTGTAACACCACCAAATAATCCTGCACCCCATCCAGTTCCACCAACTGTTGAATCTAGTCCTACATTTATTTGATAAACACCATCTACTCCTGCACCACCAGTGCCTGTGTCAGAACTATTAGCTGTAGCACTTGCGGTTATGGTGTATGCGTTTGCAGTTGTAACTGTTACAATTTTATGTTCTTTGTTTAAAACGGCAGCAGTTATGTTACCCCCTAAACTAGCAGAGTCTGATATTGTTACAAAATCACCTTCTACGGCACCATGAGAAGAATCAGTTACAGTTATTGTAGCTGATCCATTAGTAGCAGAAAATGTAATACCATTAGTTGTTGTTGCTCTATTTGGTGTAATGTCATTAAATGAACCACCTTCTTCTATATAGTATTTAGAAGTTGTACCTAGTCCTAAATAGTTTGATCCATCGAGAGCAGACCAGTTATGAATACTACGAGCAGTTCCTTCATAAGTGTTACTATTAGCTTTTTCCCAACCACCTATTTTTTCTGGGAATCCAAGACGGAATCTTATTTTGTCGCCATCAACATAGCCACCTTCATTACTGTAAGAAGTAATATCACTAACTATTCCTGGTTTAAAATTTAATTTTGTTAAAGGCATTATGAAACATTCCCTAATCTTGTACCATTTGCAGAAAAAGTTGTATTTGAATTACCTTCTAAATAGTTTCCAGCTGTACCACCAGATCCTCCACTAGTTGCACCTCCAGCATTACCTCCACCACCATTAGCCCCAGGTCCTCCACCATTACCTCCAAAATTAGCTCCTCGACCACCTTGACCACCAGAACTAGCAGTACCATTCGCACCAGTTGTTCCTTGACTACCGTTACCCGAACCTCCTGCACCTGCTAAATTACCGGCTCCACCTCCACCACCAGAACCACCAACAGTGTCGCTTACTCCACCAGCACCTCCACCTCCACCTCCTGCTAGAAGGCTTCCATTAGTGTTGTCTATAATAGTGGTCATTGTAGTTTTTAATGCAGTACCACCAACACCACCAGTTTTATCTGACAGACCATCTGCATTAGTGCTTAGACCATTATTAGATGCAAGAGTACCACCACGACCACCCGTGCCTTGTATAGTACCATTGTTTATTATATTTAGAACAGAACCTGTTGTAGCAAAACCTATGGTGCCCGTGTCAAAAGCAGGTTGATCCGCTGCCGAAGAACTAACACTAACTCCATTATTAATAGTTACGTTTATTTTTGCTAAAGAAGTGCCATCGTAACTAGTGTTGTCATTTAAAAAAGTAGCTAAATTAAAATTTTCGGTGTTTGACGAGATAATAATATTAAAAGTTAATGTACTACCCCCACCAAAACCTAAAATATTATATCCAAAACCTGTCATTATGCATCGTTCTTTGCATCTGTTGTGAAGAATACTTTAATACCCAATAGTCTAGCATCTCCAGATTGATCGTCTGCCGAAACATCTCGCATAACTTGAAAGAAAACAAGCTCATCTGTTGATGGAGAACCTGCTATTGTAACAGCAGAACTTTCTGCTGAAACATCTAAATCATTTGAGGTGCCACTATGAGCCTTTGCCGTTGCAACTATATTAGTTCCAAAAGCCGTGTTGCATGAACCATCGTCAGCTATTGCTACACCCGATAATCCCCATGCCACAGTTCCACTATTTGTACCAGTTACAGTAAAAAAAGCTTGAAATGTTATTGTTCCTTCGTTCCATGACTTAGGAAAGGCTATAGAGAATTGTGCATTTTCATCTGAACTAGCATCAAAATCTAATACTTTAATTTCTGGTCCATTAGACAATTCTACTTGTGCAAGAGCAGCACACCCATTTGTAGTATTAGGATACATAGCAGAAGCCGGAATCCATATGGTTTCTTTACCAACCACTTTTACTTGAGCAGAGTTTTCTGTCAAAGCTCCAGTTACACCAAGAGTTCCACCTATGGCTGTGTTACCACTTATATCAGCAGTACCATTTATATCTATTGCAGTGGCTGTTAAATCTATTTCGTCTGTTGCACCAAGAGATAAAACAGTTGCACTTGATCCTTGTATGAATTGACTTGCATCATTAAACATAATTTTATTTGTTGAGTTTAATGTTAATCCTGATCCATCAGTATGAGTAAGTGTAGTATCTCCATCTGCACCTATATTTATCACTGCTGAATCTGATCCTAAAGTTAAATCATCTCCAACAGATAAATCGGCTGTTGCTGTAATATTACCTGTAACTCCAAGAGTCCCACCAACAGAAGCGTTACCCGTTACTGTTGCATTGTCAGCTATTGTTGTTTCTGAAGTGGTGTGCCCAAGAGTAAGAGCTATACCAGAAGTTTCTGTCGCTATTTTTAAAGCACCAGTTTTGTTTGCAATAAAAGAATTTGTACCATCGTGATATAATTGCATATCATCACTAGCACCAAACTCTAATGTATCATCTGTTCCTGCTGTTCCAGCATCTCCAAATTTGATTAATTTACCATTAACATCTAAGTTACCACCTAATTGTGGAGATGTGTCGGCTAATACATCCGAAGTTATGTTTGCAACATTAGCATTGGTTCCTGCACCATCAGCATAAACAGTTGTTGCAGTTCCTGTGGACACGGCAACCGTGGTTCCCGAACCACCGCCTTGTAATACAGTAGCAGTTTGTCCAGAACTGTTAACTATAAAATACCATTTTTGTTGATCGTTAGGATCTATTGTTAAATTGAAAGCACCACTAGGAGATCCACCTAAGACAATAACTTTGTGATGACCATTTGAAACTGCACCATCACTAGTGGTAAGTGTAGTATTGCCAGATATAGTTAAAGTTATAACACCATTTAAAACATCATCTATAATATCGAAATTTGTATTAGTTGTGGTTCCCCAGGTTCCAGCTTGTTCGCCAGAGGCAATTTTTTCTATTCCTGTGTTTGCTGTATATGTGCTTGCCATTTTTGATCCTACCTAATTCCTATACTTTTCCATGTTTCATCCCCAGAGGGTGTTATGTTACTCCAAGTCTCTGAACCAGAGGGCGAGACATTACTCCAAGTCTCAGTAGTTGTTGATTCTATTATAGCAACCCAACTCTCTCTTGTCACTAGCAGTCCTAAATCAGATATAGCAGATTGAGAGAAAGCTGTCTCTGAAAAAGAAGTTGCTACATCGTTTGTTGATAAAGCCGTAGTTGCTTCATCTATTAATTCTGTTGTTATGTGCGACCAAGACTCATTGACCGCAGGTTTAATTTGAAACCAAAACTCTCTTTCAAATATTTTTAAATCAGATATTGCATTTTCTGAAAAACTTAAATCACTAAATATCATTATGCACCATACTTCAACATGTTAGAATTAGGAAAAGTTTGACCTGCACTTGGCTTACCATATGATGTAAACGTCTGTGCATTACCATCACTTGATAATCCTGTTAATGATACAACTGCTGCATCTCCACAATTACTGTGACTTTCTGATAACTTAAATGTATTAGTTGCAGTCGCTATTACAAAGTATGTTGTATTTTTTACTAAGCCACCTATAACTGCTGCATCTTCATTATCAGAATTTTGTCCTACACTATAATAAACTTGCTCATCATTTACAAAGCCATGTCCATTACTTGTTATTGTATTGTCAGATGTACTAACCACACTAGATGATGTTGCATCTATCTCTTTAGCTGTCTGTGATGCACCTTCTACTGTTTCATAACAAGCCTTTAGACCTGCAATATCAGAAGCATTGTTAATTGCTGTCTTGAGTACTGTATAGTTTGCTCTGACTGCTGTTCTGTAGGCAGTTATGCCACTTGGTATTGC